ACCCATGCTGAACGACAAGTTCAGCACACCAAGCTCCCCGGCCAGCGCATTCACTGGGAGGAAGTACAGCACGCTGGAGTCACGCTCTGCGAACCAAATGCGATTCTTGTGAACATGTACATCCACGATGGTGGCCGGGTCCAGTCCCACCAGCTTGCCCGGAGCGTCTGCCTCCGGCACGGTGGCCACCTCTGTCATCACGGTCCAAGTGGTGCCATTGTAGATGACAGCCGGGTCGATACCGTTACAGACGATCAGAAAGTTCCCGGCGATGTTGGTGAACTGAGTCCACTGACAGTCGCCGTTGGTCAGGGCGATCTCCAGGGTGGCTCCATCCTGACTGGCGGTAACGTCGTAGATGCCAGAGTCTGTGCAGGCGAACAGGCGGTCATAGAGCTCGTCTACGCCAAGATAGGCCACCAGCGTGCGAGCAGGGCTTGGGAGATTCGTAACATGTTCACGATAGCCCTTGCGCACTCGAAGCGCACCGGACTCTGGGAACAGATTCACCATTCGCAGCGCGTACTGCTCTCCCATGTCAGCAAGTGGCGAGGTGTCGTCTATGCCACCAGTGGGGGCGATAAGCGGCTGGATGTCAGATACGCGGGTCTTTGGAATGGTTCTCATTACCAGTTACCCTCTGGGACGTTGCGGGTGCCGTCCAGCAGCTCACTGTCCGCGTAGCGGCCCAGCCGAATCTCCGGCGCGCCTTGGTCCTGAGCCTTAATCGTGCTCAGGGCGTCGTTGTACTCCCGAGCCAGGACACTGGTATCGAAGCCCTTCTGCGCCCACAACCGAGCCTTGAGGCCCTTGATCATAAGGCTGCGGTCGAACATTGGCTTGTCTGTGTTGTCGATAATACTGTCAGCGTATCCTGTGCCGTCGCCCTTTATTACCCAGTTCTTGGAAATATAGAAGAACTGGATACGCTCCCCTGCAGGTGGGGTCGGGAACACTTCGAAGCGGTCATTAAGGATACGATAGCGGTAGTAGACGCTAGAGGAGATCATGCCGAACTTAATCCAGCCCCACTCCTTAGAGTTGACCGGACCGCTTGCTGGCATCTTGTTCTTTTCACTCCACACCGTCTGGTTGACGATGCGGCCAAAATCTGGTGGGAGACTGAATACGTTGGCCGAACCATTGCCGGCGAATGCCACGGTCTTCTCAAGGAACTGCCAGTCGTGGTCTCGGACTAGGTCCTCCCCAAGCGAGCTGAGGAGGGCCATACCCTGGACACCGACTTGGTTGATGAGACCCTCAACCAGCTGGGTACGAGCAAGACCGAGCTCGTCCACAGCCCGGTCCACAATGTATTGAGCGGTTGCTAGAGTTCCCATCACTGCCTCCTGTAAAATCCCGCTAGAGGGCGGTGCGGTCCCCCTAGCGGTGGGGAAGTCCCCCTAATTACTTCTTCTTGCCAGTTTCCTTAACGGCGGCAGCGGCCGGGTCGTTGCCTTCCGGCTCTTCCTCGTCCTCGTCATCCTGTGCGTTCTTGGCCTGCACGGCGGCGATCAGCTTGGCCATCTGCTCCTTCATGGTGTCCATTTCCTTGTCCCGCTGATCCAAACGACGCTTGAGCTCTTCGTTTTCCTTGGTCAGTTCGGTGATAGGGGCGGCACCTTCAGCAGCGGCCAGAGCCTTGGTCGCCTTGGACTTGAGGTCGTACAAGCCGACATGTTTTCCACACGCTGCGTCGCTGACGTTGGCCAGCTGCTCGAGGGTGCGGATGCGTAGATAGGCAAGCTCTTCCACCTGAGAGCGAGTAATCCAGGGCACCTCATGGAGAGGAGTACCCTGAAGCTGATCTTCAGTGCCAGCCTTGAACGCCTCGTACTGGCGGCGGAAGCGGTCCTTGTCCATGGCACGAGCAGGGCGGCGAACGATGTTCGTGGAGTTGCCAGCGGCAAAGATCTCAACGAACTCAGTATCTTCGAAGATCGGGCGACCGGCGCTGGCGCTCTTGGCCTCGTTCTTCTGGGGGAACATGTAGAATCGCGCGTGGACGCCCTTGTCTCCAGCGTAGCGGTTCTCGAAGTCGGTTACATCATCTTCAAATTGCGGCATTTTCTGCACCTCATAGAGAAAGCCCCCGAAGGGGCTTGATTACGGAGCGGTGTAACCGACCACACTCGGGACTTCTGTGTCGACGTGCCCGATACGGTGAATGGCTCCGACTTGACCCTCTGGTCCTGTGACAGCCCCGGTGGCCTCGTTACCAACGAAGCCGATGAGGGTGTTCAGCGAGCCGAGGTCGTTGCTTTCGACTGGATCAATCAGCGATCCGACTAGTTCAGTAGGCTTGGCCATGATGTGTCCTCCTTCAGTGGCCGTCCTTGGCCACTGCGGGGGTTAAGGTTGGAAGGTGAGACGACCCAGGAACTGAGCGCCGGAGCAGGTCATGTTGCCTGCCCACGCCAAGATTTGAACCTCGGCGTCCTGGTTGATGGAGTAGCGCTTGTTCGGGCTCAGCGGCACGAAGTTACGAGCAGCGTGCGGACGATACTTCATGTACTTGGAGTTCAGGAAGTATGCGGTGTTAGCCGCGCCGAAGCCGCCGATACCGCCGTCCAGGACCACGTCAGCGTCCATGAACTTGACGGACGGGAAGCCGAAGCCGTTGCCGCCGCTGGAGCCGTCGCTGCCGAAACGCTGCAGAGCGTTCAAGCGGCCGACATATTCGCCCCAAGCGAGGCTGTCCATGACGATGAGGTCAGGACGGTCAGCGCCACGCACCAAGGAGGCCCACATGGAGTTCATGTCGGCCAGCATGTCGGCGTAAGTGCCAGCAGCCGACTTGGAGCGCCAGAAGGTCCAAGTCGTGCGATCGATGCCGCCGTAGGTGTCGGTCTGGCTGGCAGTGGGGGTGGACGGGATCATGGCGTCAAGTCCAACGATCTCCTTACCACCAGCGCCGGTGCCGTCGCTGTACACACCCTCAGCGATGAGGTTCTGCATGGTGGCCTCGGCCACGTCAACGCGGCTGGTGAGCAGGTCGATCATCTGCTCAGGACCGGCGTTCTGGAGCATTTCCAGGCCGCTGACGACGACAGGGCAAGCGGCCTGCTTGATGTCGTACTGAGCAGCGGTGATGACGTCCTGCGGGGCGACCGGCAGCAGATCGTATCCGCTGTAGTATCCGGCGTTGCCGTTTTCTGCGAAGGACATTTCTTCGTAAATCAGGCGACCACCGCTGAAGGTCTGGATGCGGTTGCGCTGCTTCAGGCGAGCCAGAAGCGCGTTGTTCTTGGTGACGTTGTCCGCCAGCTTCTTGCTGCGGCGCTCGATAGTGGTGGCGATGATATCGCTCACGTTAGGAAATGCCATGATAAACCTCCAGTGATAGAATAAGTCTTGGCCTACTCATGACGGAGGTAAGCTCCAGACCCCAGACTGTTAGAGTGGGGGAAGGGAGAGTGGCTGTGCCTATAGTAGCCCCACCCCGCCCCGAATGCAACTACTTCTTCCGTTTTTCTACTGTGCGTAGGCCAGCATATCCAAGATATCCAGCGCTGAACGTCCACCAGAGCTCTTCTGGGATAGCGTCAAAGCCGCGACCCACATTGGTGAAGAACTGCTCCATCTGGTCTGGGAAGAAAATGCCGACAAACGGGGCCACCAGCACCAGCATCAGAATCACTACATAGAATACGTAGAGAAACATCGGTCGCGCACGGCTGGTCCATGGGTCGTCGCTTTCCGCCTCCTTAGTGATGGCATTCATGCGGGTGGCCAGCTCATTAATCTGGCCTTCCTGGTCCAGCCGCATGAGCTCCAGCTCGGCCTTGGCCTGCTGCTCCTTATCGGGGAAGATACGCTGGATTATCTCGCGCCCCATATCGAAGAGCGCTGGTGCGAGTAGTGGATTCATTTGATCATCTCCACATAGGGCTTGACCACGAGCTTCAGCACCTCGTACCCAGCCTCGTTCGGGTGTACGCCGTCAGAGGTGAGGCCAGCCTTGATCTGCATCTGGCCGTCACCATCCACCACACCGCTGAATTCATCGACATAGCCGTCAACGAAGGTGAACTGGCTCAGGTGCGAAAGGTACTCATTGAAGTCCAGGCGCTTACTGTCGTTGGCTCCCACGTCGCGGAAGGCTGGGTTGAACGGCAGAGTTCCAAGGATGAACACGTCAGCCGTGCTGTTCACCAGCTTGTCGATGGCAGCTCGGGCGGCGTTGTAAGCCAGATAATTCATCCCTCCCACTGCGGTGTCGTTAACAGACAGTGGCGCAGCGAAGATGGCAGTGGCCTTGACAGTCGGTTGGAAGGCGTCATACGCGGCCATGAAGGTGTTCGCGCCCTGACCGTGCATCCCGAGGTTGTAGTACTCGATCGGGGCTTCCTTGGTGGACAGGCTGGTGGTCACACGCTGCACCGCGCCCCAAGCGCGCTGAGTGGCTCCAGTGCCCTCCACGGTAGAGTCACCCAGCAGCATGACCTGACGGCCAGCGTTGTGAGTGTGGTACTCAACCACCGGGATGCAAGCGTTGGTGTCGATGGCGGTGGTGGTCGTGTAGCTGGCGGGAGTGTCGATGCCCAGAACGGACTGACTGCTCACACGCATCTGGCGACCGTATGTGTTGGTGAATGTGCGCCACTGATAGAAGTCGTTGGCCGGTCCAGTAACCACCGCGCCGTCCGGATACTGGATCTTCACTGCGAGCAGAGGCCGCACGCCACCGGCATCCACACGAGCGATGCTCTTAAGTGGGATGAGGTCGGTGTAGGTGATGCTCGCGTTCTGGGCGCTGATGCGAGCGGCCAGCGTACCAGTCGCTGCGCCGTTGAAGGTCACGTCGATCCAGGTTCCACCGCTCGGGGTGGGGGCCAGATACCAGCCTCCACTGACCCACTGGTTCACCACGGCTACCTGGACCTTGACCCCCGCCACTGTGGCAGAGTGCAGGTTGGGAATGCCGATGCGAACCATGTTGAAGTCGGTTTCCAGCTCCATCTGCACGATCTGGGTGAATCCGCCAGCGGCGGGGGTCACCGTCTTCATCATGCCGAAGCTGCGCTTGGTGAGGACGTTGGTGGTCTTCGGACGTTTCAGCTTCTCATTGAGCAGCTGGACGTCGTTGAGTGCGCCACCGCGCGCCATGAGATCGTTGATAGTCATATCACCACCCTGTTGAGGATCCAGCCATAGACAAAGCGCTCATCTTTAGGACGAGACCGTGAAAGTTCGAGATAGTACGCACCTTGAAGAGAATTCAAAGCCCGCAGCATCACGAGTTCGCCCTCGCTACCACGGTGCTTCAGATAAGTCTGCAGAGTGGATACGGTGCGCCTGCCCACAATACCATCTTCCACAATGTCAGGATACAACTTTTGTTCGTTATTGAAGGCATTGAGGCACATCTGCAGGAATCGACCAGCCCTCGCCTCGCCCATATTCACCGCAGTGTCCACCAGCTCCGCTACGATCTGCGGGCTCAGCCCCATGATGGGCTGATAGCCAGAGTTCACAACAAATCGAGCGTAGTAGAGGTCGTATGCGGTGGCTCGGTCCAGATTGCGAACATCGCCGTTCCAGCCCATGTCCCGCAGCGCCTTCTCGGTCCAGCCCCACTTGGTCGGCCCACCGCTGTCCTTCGGGTCGTTGGTGTACTTCTCTCCTTCGACCTTAAGGATGTGCTCTATGATGTCGTGTACTGTCTTCACTGCAATAGACCCTTGAGATATGGGAGTAGTTGTATCAGTCCTACCGTGGCCACCACGGCGAGGGCCATCCCCTTCTGCATATGCTTCTGTCCGTTGATGGCGTCCCGCACCTCCATCAAACCGTGGTCGACTCTAGCCGCCAAGTCATCCATCTTGAGTTCAAGTCGGGCCACGATTGGTTCCATGCTCGCAACCCGACTCGGCAGCCGCTCTTCCTCCAGTGACTTGAGCCGGTGGTTCATGAGGTGGTTGTCCATCTTCAGTTTCTCCACTTCGGCTTGCAGCTGCTCACTCATATCACACCCTTCCGCTAGATGCCGCCTTGAATTGTTCGCGGATAATAGCAGCAGTAGAGTCGTCGTCATCACTAGGAAGATCGACGTCCACTCCCGACTTATCCGCGCCCTCTACAGACACAGAGCTCGCCTTGGCGCGCCGCTGATTGGCGGCAGCCTTCTTCTTGCCCTCGGCCTCACGAGCCAGCAGGACCTCCCGAACCTCCGGGTTGATCCACACCGCCTTGTCGTAGGCTTCCTTCAAGTCCTTGGCAGCACCAGACTCCAAAAGGACTGCCATGTCGTTGCGCACGTCCTCGAAGAACTCTGCACCCTTGCTGAACTCTTCAATCTGGTTCTGAAGCTGCTGCGCCTGTTCCTGTTCTCGCCACTGACGCATCGCCTGTAGTTCCTGCTGTACTGCGGCAGGTACGGCGGGCACGCTTTGCGCTGGAGGCTGCTCACCACCGAGGTATTGGCGCAGTGGGATGCCGTACTGGTCAGCGATGTTCAGCAGAGCGTTGAACTTCTCGTTCGGGTCTTGGCTGCGGAGGTTGCGCTCGGCAATGGCCAGGT